GTTCATAATAGTCTCCTAAATGTAGGATATTTTTAATGTTATTCTCTTTCAAATAAGGAAAGAATACTTCTTGATAAAATCTTTCTTGATATTGTAAAAAGATATCAGATGAGTTTCTTACGCCGCAGTGTGTATCATTTAGTATTGCAACTTTCAATCTGCATACCTCCCGTGGTTAATTAAGTGGTGTAGTCTATGGCTGTGAATAGCCCATAAAAGTTTGATTAATGATGTCTCAGAATAGACACCTGCTTTACATTCATATTTCCACATAATTAATTCATGAACAGTTCTAATTTCTCTGCATCCTTTTCTTTCTTTGCAAATTCTTTAATTGCAGTATCTTTAGTACGTACAACGCTAATTCTTTCTCTTAAAGTATCTACATAAGAAGCAGTTTGAGTTGCGTGTTCTCCATCCATACCCATTTGAATAAAGTCATCGATACCCATTTTTTCGATAAATCTAAACTTAATATCTTGCTGCTTTTTCTCTTTTGTAATTCTACGAATAAACGCAAAATAACAGATTTGTGTAAAGTAACTAAATGCATTTGGCTTACCAGTTCTTGTAGCAGCCTCAATGTTATAGTTACTAATTGCTTTAAGACAATTTTCTACTGCGTCCATTACCATTTCTTCTCTATAAGTGTACCTCACGAAGTTCGGTCTGTGAGACAGTCCTTCGGCAATCTTAAGAAAACAAGATGCAATGTAATCAGTAACAATTGGATTTTGTTGATTATTTTCTTTTGCTTCTTTTACTTGACCTGCATAGTCATATACAGCTTGAGAAAATTCTTTGTTATTTACGTAATGTGCTTTTTTTGAGTTGTCCATTTTTCCTCCATAATACATCTATTATAACATAGTTTCAATCAAATGTAAACGATTAATTTATTTTAAGTTTTTTCACCAAAACCGTTTACACATTCACATTTATATGATATAATAATATAGTCATCCGGGGAGGATAGAGGTACTACTAATGTATAGTGTAGTCTGTATCTTCAAGTGGTACGGATTCAGTATCTTCATATTCATCATATAGCTGTCGTTCTAAATCGGAATTGTCCTCAGGCGATGCAATATGAGCTTCGCTCATTCTTAAAGCAAACTGTACATAGTTATACTTTACTGTATCAGCAACTGGAACATTCTGTACGATATGTTCTTTTTCTATTTTGAAAGATTTAGTCTCAGAGAATGGAAACCAAGGAGTAAAGCTCCAAGTTCCGATCATACTTTTTTCTATAAGTACTGGTCTTTCTATAATATAGTTAGTATCGTTTTTAACTGAAACAAGACCAACTACACTTTCGCCATTCGTAAGCTTAAAATGTCTGATATCTAATTCTTCCATTTATATATTTATATCCCAAAGTTTATAATTAAAACGCTCTCTAGAATATATTTTAATTCTCTCAGCGGCATGATTAAGCGTATAGTTTTTTTGAGATTTCCAATGTAAATCATCAACGATATCGTATACCTTAGTATCTATACCATCTCCGCTTTTTCGAAGACCACGCCCGATCGATTGCAAGACTCTGATTTGGCTCTTCGATGGACTAGCAAAGATAATATTGTGAAGCCGCTTAATATTAATACCAGTGCTAAAAGTTCCAATGGAAGCAACAATAATGGCATTACTTTCTTTTTCAGTAATTGCACGAATCTCTTCACGTGTATCAACATCTGTTTCTCCTGAGACATAGAATAATTTTCGATTTTCTGTCACTTTAGTCTTTAAAAGATCATGTAACGGTTTACCATGTTTTTCTACAAACTGAAAAAGCACTAAGGTATTTCCCTTTTGATCTAATGCTAAATTAGAAATAAATTTGTTTCGAGCTTCATATCGAACAATGAAATCTATTTCTTCTTGATATTTCTTTTTAATTACTTCTTTACAAATCTCATCTTTATACTTAAGAATTAATACATCGATATTTAATTGAGATAAGTCATTCTGATCCATTAACTCTTTTGTAGTAATTACTTTATGTACTGGACCAAATAATCCTTCTAATACGAGCTGATGAGTTTGTGTACCATCTAATGTTCCTGTAGTACCGATTCTATAATTTGCTTCAGTACATTTTTCTAATATAGAAGTAAGAGACTTCGCTTTAAAAGTATGCGCCTCATCTCCAATAACCATACCATAGTCTAAGAACCAATTCCCTGGGAGCTTAAATATAGACTGCCACGTAGTAATTATAACTCTCTTTTCTACACCAAATTTTTCTCGCCCAGAATATATTTTATGGCATTCTTCTTCAGCATAAAATGTAGAATCAGTGGCAGAATAGTCAGCAAAGTCAGAATACATTTGCTCTACAAGCGAAGTTGTAGGTACAATAATCAAAACCTTATTCATGCTATACTGTAAATGATATCTCACTGCTAAATATATCATTAAACTCTTACCAGAAGCAGTAGGTGATAACATAAGGGCCCTTTGCTCAGAAAGCATCACCGAGAGTGCATCAAGTTGGTATTGCCTAGGGGTTATCTCCCCTCCGTTCACAGAGAGTGAAATACTCCCAAGTAGGCCATTTATGTCAGGGCTGAGGGCGGATTCTAGTGTACCATAGCGAGGTGAATCTTCATAAATTATGCTATAATCTCTACTCTCACAAAACTCACGTAAATATTTTATAAGTCCGCAGTATAAAGTTTTCTTTCTTGTATCAAATAAGCGTATTTTTCCATCCCACATACGATTTTTATATGCAGGCATAAACTTATAGCCAGGTACGTAAAAACAAAAGTGTTCTGATAGTTCCATCTCAATGCCTGGATCGCATTCGATGGTTACAAAAACTTCATTCTTTTTTCTAAGAATAAGAGTATCCATTAGACTCCGCTAGTAAACTTTCTCCACTCGATCATATTTTTAATGGTTTGATGTCTCCATTTAATATTATCTATAATCTCTTTTAGAGTATCTACTACTTCTTTAAGGTACTCGATTTTAGTTTGTTGTTGTTGAATTAAAGGATCAGCGTCGTAATAGTAATCCATATCGCCTTTCAGAACAGTAAGTCCGTTCAATGGATCGTAATCCCATCCTTTTTCGTCCAATTCTTCCTTACTCATCTTGCCATTATAATGCAACCATTTGTCTTTAAGAAGCACTTTAAAATCAAGCTCAGCTTTTTTAAGCTTTATACGATGTATAGACATTAGTTCTAAGTATTTTGAATGGAGTTTAGCAGAATTACGAGAGCTCTCATCGAGGTTCATCTCATCGATGATCGAGTCCTTTTTCCACATATCTAAGATTTCTTGCAAATTATTCATAATGATATTATACCACAAAAAGATGTAAATGTAAACAGTTAATTAAACAAACTCAAAGTTTGTGTAAGCAAACGATATATCACATTGTACCATTTCTACGTCAGTAGCTTGAGTATTAAATTCAACTGGAGCTATATTAGTAGGAAACATACTATTGAACTTTATTTCTTTTGATACATTATTATGCGAATTAAGAACAAGTAATGTACCATCTTCTTTAAGATCTTCAGGTCTATCTGACTGCATGATATTATGCATCCAATCGAATGTTTCTATATAGTTATCAAAGTCTTCATTTACCGCAATACGAACAGTAAGATCTTCAAATACAATACGATCTCCTGTAAAAGCAAGATTAGTTCCTTTATATGGAGTATCTACTGCAGGAAGAGAAAACCCAGGTAAAGTAACACCAACACAGAAATATTCTAAGTTAGCGTACCTATTACTATTAATTTTTAACTGAAAGCCTATTGGGCTTAAAAAGTTTTTGTTTGTAGTTAACGTTGCCATACATCTATTTATACAAAAAGAAAAGGGAGCCGAAGCTCCCTTTAATTAGAATCATTAACTAATTCTTAAAGAATGTTGTTAACTTTAAAGATTCTGAAGTACTGGTTCTGTCTGTTAGTACCAGCATCGTTACCAGCATTTGTACCCACAAACGGGTTAGCAATCATGCCATAACGAGTCTTGAAGCCCATTCTAGGTTGGAAGTCATTCTCACCCACGGCTTTAACCATTGTTAAAGGAACGTAAGGGCAGTAGAACATACCAGCGTCGTACGGGTTAGCACCTCTATAACCAACACATGCAAAGTCTTCAGTTGAATATGGATCAACATAAACTTTCATTCTGCCGTTAAGAACACCAGCAAATGTATTACCAGTATCATCAACGTTAAGGTTAGTAGCGAGTGCAGGTGTGTAGTCTAACATACCAGCAGCTGCAAGAGCAGAAGCAACATCAGAAGATACAACAACAAAGTTACCTTTTCCTCTTCTTGTTTCTTTTGCAATTACGTTTGCTTCTCTTTCGAGTTGCATGATAAGACCTTTGTATCTTTCAACAGACCATCTGCCATCAGAATCAGCATTTAGATCAAAAATACCTTTTGTTGTAAGATCAGATTGTTGTGCACCGAGCTTAGCTTTAGCATAAATTGTTCTAACAACTTCTCTGTTGATTTCAGCAAGAATCTCAGCAGAAAGAATGTTAGCCAATTCGCCTTCAGCGTCAAGACCATGAATTGCTTTAAGGTCTTGTGCAAGCTCCATTGTGTACTCAGCTTTTAGAGCTCTAGACTTAGCAGTTACAGTAGCTTTTTCGATTTCGAAAGCCATTTCGCCAAACGAACCGTCGCCAGTTTCGCCAACGCCAAGTCTTTCAGCAGCGTCTGTACCTAAGCCAGAACCAAATGTGTGTGCAATCTCAGCTTCATCAGAGATAGTACCATCAGTATCTGTATCAGTAACACCTTCCAAACCAGTAGGACCAGCTTGTTGTGTACCTGTACCAGAGAAAGCTGTATTAGCTTCATCTACTAATGCTTCTGTACCACCTTGAGATGTGTACTTAGATTTCATTGCAAAGATAAGACCAGTAGGTCCACTCATAGGCTGTACGCCTGCGATATCATAAGCAATTAAGTTAGGCATTGCTCTTCTTACGAGAGAGATTAAGACAGGATCAAAAGTTCCGATGTTAGCGTCGCCAACGTTGTTAGCGGCAGCTGCCTCAGAAATAAAGTTTCCTTGAGCTTGAGCTCTTTCTTCACGAAGTGCAGTTTCTTGGTTTTCTAACAGTCTAGCTGTAACAGCTTTTCTGTACTTATCCTGGATACCAGGAGCGGAATCGTGATCCAATACAGGACCCCACTTTTCCATTAATTTTGCGTCTGCATTAAACATTTTAGTTATCCCCTATATGTTATTTGTTAAATTTTGCAATAGCTTGTGTGTATCTAGCCATAGTATCAGAAACGCTCTCATCGATTGTTTCTTCACCAAGTAGGCTATCAACCTCGTCAACTGATTCAGTTACTTCTTTTGTGAAGTACGACTCTTTAACAGTCTTCACTTTCATTTCGAAAGATTCAACATTATCGAATTCAATATCTTCAACTAAAGAAGAAAGCTTCTCAGCTTCAGTTTGTGCAAGTCCATTAGAATGTTCTCTAACAACTCTTTCTCTCTGGAACTGTTGAACAGCCTGAGTTAAAGAAATGTTATCTTCTGTGGATTTGTTTAAAGTTTCTTCAAGTTCAGCGACTTGCTCGTTGAGTTCATCAACTAAGTCAACCTTACCTTCAGGTACTTCGATATAGTGTTCTTTAAACACACCTTGTAAAGATGTCATAAAGTCTTCAGCAATTTCGGTTCTTAGACCTTGTTGTACTGCAACTTCATTCTCTTTCATCCAGTTCTCAACTACATAGTCAAGGTAACCATTTACCTTTTCTACGAGATCAGATTGAATAGAAGTAACTTCTTCTTCAAGGTTTTGCGCGTATTCAGATTCAAGTCTGTCAATTTCTTGGCTTAACTTAGAAGTTAATACAGCCTCAAAAATTGCTCCAGCCTTTCCACGGAAACCATCTGAAAGCGTAGCTTCTTCAGCAATGATTGTATCCAAATCTTCTTCGAAATCAATTGCTTCGACTTTAGCTTTAGCACCAGGTGCTACTGCCTTACCAACTTTACCAGCTGCGTCGTCTGCAGATTTCACAGAAGCTTCTTCATCATCACCTAAAGCAACTTTCATTACATTAGCGTAAATCTTTTGCGCTTCGTCTTTTCTAGCTTTCTTAAGCATGTCTACCATAGCTGAAATGACACCGGCTTTAGTCTTAGGCGTTTCGTACTTAGGAGCAGATTCTTCCATCTCCTCTTCATCGTCTTCATCCTC